GTGTTCGTTGGTTCTACCTCTGAATTATTAAAACAAATTCGACAAGATAAAAAATGACAATCAGATCATCCGTCCACTATCTCGGTAATAAGAAATTAAAACGGGCTGGTATTAAGCTTACGATGACGCAGGCTCAAGTGGATGAATATATCCGCTGTGCCAACGAACCCGAATATTTTATTGAAAAGTATGTTAATATTATTACTCTGGACAAAGGCTTCCAGAAGATTATGCTGTATCCTTGGCAGAAAGGAGCCATTAATAAAATCAACGATAATCGTATGGTTATCATCAAGGCTGGACGACAGATTGGTAAGACCACGGGTATTGTTGGCTACATTTTATGGTATGTTTTATTCAATGATGCAAAAGCAGTTGCTATCCTCGCCAACAAAGCCAAGACTGCTCGTGAAATTTTAAATCGTATTAAGATTGCCTATGTGGAATTACCACAGTGGATTCAGCAAGGTGTGCTGGAATGGAACAAGGGTGATATTGGATTAGAAAACCAGAGCCGCATCATGGCTGATTCTACTGCATCTACCGTCATCCGTGGTTATGCATTCAACTTGCTGTATCTGGACGAATTCGGTTTCGTACCTAACAACATCGCAGAAGAATTCTTCTCATCCGTATATCCAACAATTACCTCTGGTGAGACTTCCAAGATTCTGATTAGTTCCACTCCAAATGGTATGAACCATTTCTATAAGATGTGGACTGATGCTGTCGAAAATCGTAATGGCTTCTTGCCAATCGAAGCCAACTGGCGTGAGGTTCCCGGCAGAACCGAAGAATGGGCATTAAATCAGAAACGAGTACTTGGCGACAGCAAGTACCTACAGGAAATGGAATGTGAATTTCAGGGTTCGGCTGGAACGCTTATTAGTGGTTATGTATTAAAATCTCTTACCTTTGTCACGCCACCCATTGATACTACCATTGAGGGATTGCATTTATACAAATATCCAGTCACGGGTAACAAGTATGTGCTGGTGGCTGACACTTCACGCGGCAAGGGATTGGACTATTCGGCATTTGTGGTAATAGATGTAACCGTCATTCCGTATCAGGTAGTTTGCACCTATAAGGACAACAACATTTCACCAATTACCTATCCGTCTATCATTGCCAAGATGGGCAAATGGTACAACGAAGCCTACGTTTTAGTTGAAATTAATGATAACGGGCAACAGGTGGTGGATTCGCTGTTTGATGACTACGAATATGAAAACATCCTGTCCACGGTGCATATTAAGAAGAAAGTGATTTTGACTTGGCAATATGGTGGCAAGGCAGGCGAGCGCGGCATCTGTACCACAAAGAGCGTAAAACGTCTCGGCTGTTCTCTGGTAAAGTCAATGATTGAGGGACAACAGCTACTTTTCCAAGATTTTCACATTATTGCTGAACTTTCCACTTTCATAAATAAGAGGAATAGCTATGAAGCAGACGACGGCGGCAGCGATGATCTAGTCATGTGTCTTGTCCTGTTTGCGTGGATGACAAATCAGACATTTTTTGCTGATCTATGTAATACTAATATCAAGGAAAAGCTATATCGTGAGCAAATGGCTAAGATTGACGATGAAACACTACCCCCACCTATCATGGTTGACGGCACCGAAGAAAACAGATTTGTTGAAGACGGTTCCGTGTGGGACGTTGTTCGAAACTAAAAAAACCTAAATAATCAATGCGATTCCTAAGTTCCTGTTAAGGAGTAGACCCAAATGACATTTCAAGTATCTCCCGGCGTAAATACCTCTGAGGTTGATCTAACCACGGTGATTCCGGCTGTATCCGTATCTACGGGTGCCGTTGCGGGTCCGTTCGAATGGGGACCAGTAGAAGTAGTTCGTCAAGTTTCAAGCGAAATTGAACTTGCAAATCTATATGGTAAGCCTAAGACTAATTCATATTCAACGTTCTTCACCGCAGCAAATTTCCTTGCATATGCAGGCGATCTTCGTGTAGTACGTTCGGCTAATACATCAAGCAATAACGCAACAGCTAACCAAAAGTCTGTTACGGCATTGTCAACATCCGATCATCTTATGCAAGTCAAAAATGAAGATGTGTATGTTGCCGGATTGCCAGCACCTTATGTTGCCAACACGGTTTGCGTAGCTCGTTATCCGGGTGGATTGGGCAACTCACTTAAGGTCAGTTTTTGGGCAAACACTGTTGCTGCACTGTCTACATGGGAATACGGTTACTTGTTCGACAAGAAGCCGGGAACCAGTTTCTATATTTCGAGCAATTTCTTTGCCGGTGCTAATGACGAATTCCATATGGTTGTTGTTGACGAAGATGGTTCGTTCACCGGAACTGCTAATACAATTCTTGAAAAGTATTCAAATATCTCCAAGGCAACCAATGCTCGCGACGAATCGGGTCAAAGCATTTATTGGCAGGATGTTCTATATCGTCAGTCCAAGTATGTCTATGCTGTAAACCAGCCAGAAGACGCAGCTACTCAGGATGATAGTTGGGATTTGGCTGCTAATGCAACTTATGCGTTCGCAGATTTGCGAACCGAAGCTTCGTTCAGAGATTTCTCATTCATTCTTGGAACAGATCAGGTACTAACCGACGCTCACAACATTCTCGGTTATGATAAACTAAAGAATGCAGAATCCGTTGATATTCAACTAGTCATGACTGGCTCACATGCGCCAGCCGTTGTGACCGATGTAATCAGCAATCTTGTTGGTTCTCGTAAGGATTGTGTAGCCTTTATTTCTCCTGCTCTTGCAAACGTACAAGCCGCAGATCAAACAACTGCTGTCATTAACTATCGCAACAATGCACTAGCGAATGTATCTTCATCTTACACAGTAATGGATTCCGGTTGGAAGTACCAGTACGACAAGTACAATGACGTATATCGTTGGATTCCATTGAACGGTGACATTGCTGGTCTATGCGCTCGTACAGATACAGATCGTGATCCTTGGTTCTCACCAGCCGGTTTGGTTCGTGGACAGATCAAGAATGTGGTCAAGTTGGCATATAACCCAACTAAGGCTAACCGCGATGAACTATACAAGAATGGTGTGAACCCTGTTGTTTCGTTCCCCGGCGAGGGCACCTTACTATTTGGTGACAAGACACTTTTGGGTCGTCCATCAGCATTTGATCGCATCAATGTCCGTCGCTTGTTTATCGTCCTTGAAAAGTCGATTGCAAAAGCCGCACGTTCTAGCTTGTTCGAATTCAATGATGAATTTACCCGCGCACAGTTTGTGAATTTGGTTGAACCATTCCTAAGAACTGTTCAGGGTCGTCGCGGCATCTACGATTATCGTGTAGTTTGCGACGGAACCAACAACACAGCCGAAGTGATTGACCGTAACGAATTCGTGGGTGATATCTACGTCAAGCCAGCCCGAAGCATTAACTTCATACAGTTGAACTTCGTAGCGGTAAGAACTGGTGTTGCCTTCGAAGAAATCGTTGGCAAGTTCTGATAAATAAGCCATAACAGGCTCACAGGAGTAATTACAAATGACATTTAATGTAGACCAGTTCAGAACAGCATTACAATACGATGGTGCGCGTCCTAATCTTTTCGAAGTTGTGTTGCAATATCCACAGTTCGTAGAACTAGGCTCGTTAGCCAGTTCACAAGCACGATTCATGTGTAAGAGTGCACAACTACCGGGATCAACAATTGGTGCAATTACAGTTCCTTACTTTGGTCGCGAAGTCAAGGTAGCAGGAAATCGTACCTTTGCCGATTGGACAGTAACAGTAATTAATGATGAAAACTTCGTCATTCGCAATGCATTCGAAAGATGGCATCGCGGAATTAACGGCAACGTTTCGAATCTTCGTGAACCGGGTGCTATTAGCACTTCACCGGCTGCACCGGGAACATCGTATGCTGTTGACGCAGAAGTGTATCAGTATTCAAAGCAGGGCGGATCACCAATCAAGAAGTTCAAGTTCACTGGTATGTTCCCTAATGATATTTCTCCAATTGATCTGGATTGGGGTTCGAATGATACAATTGAAGAATATTCAATCACGCTGTCTTACCAGTATTGGACTACCGAGGATCAAAACGGTTCCAATCCTACAGCGTAATTTTGATTTGAAAAGAAAGATGAATAATCTTTCTTTCGATATGGAGTAATAATATGGCAGACGTTAGAAGCGGTATTCAATTATTTGGTTGGGAAATCAAACGTG